TGAACACGTTGTGGAACGCCTACATCATGTACGTGGCCTTTCGACAGGGCCTTTCCATGAAGCCTAGAGACGCTGTGAATGCACTCGGCGGATATGGAGGTGATGATGGCTTCACTCCCAACATAGAAGAGAAACACCTAGACGCAGTCGCGAAAGAGTACTACCAGGAGCTAACGTATAAGCGGGCCACTCCGGAATTAGGGTACTTCGACTTCCTAGGGAGGTATTTCAGCTGGTCAACGTTCTCAGGCGAGCCCAACTCGTGCATCGACGTAAAACGCCAAATGCGGAAAATGCACGTCGCGAAACGCACGAACGCCTTCAAGACAGAGCTCCTCCACATGGACGCCAAAGTTGCATCTCTGTTACACACAGATGAGCACGCGCCCATTCTGGGGCCCTGGTGCAAGAAGTATGCTACATTCAGAAAGCAAGTCCGGAATCTGCAACCTGAGTCATTCGTCCGCTATGCAGCGAAGACGGAGACAAAGTTCACGCAATTCCGAGCCGACTGGATGGCAGGCATTTGCGAGCCTATGGACGTAGACACGATAGAGGCAACGATCGCGGGAATCACTAGCATAACCCAATTGCTACGCATACCGATCACAAACCCATTGCCAGCAGAGGAACCGAAATACGACCACGTCATCCGTGGAGAGGGGAGGATCAAAGGGAAAAAGACTTTCGAGCCCACGCCGAAGAAGGTCAAAAGGTCGCGCGCCAAACGGTCGCTCGACTGCAGCGTCTAACAGGGATTTAGGCGCAAACTCCAAGCCGCCAGATTAAGAGTATAAACTGTTTTTGACCTTCCGCAATGGCCATGACTATGTACAAGAAACCTCAGCCCAGCCAACAGAAGCAGCGCAAGAATAAGCCTAAACCCAAGCCAAAGGAGAAGAAAACCGTAATCTACGTAGAACCCAAGCCACAAGTGACCGGACCAAACGCCACTTGTCTGCTAGAGTTCGCGGCTATACGAGCACAGCCTTTCACCAAATTGGAGTCCATGCCTTGTAACCCAATCTATGATGAGGGATTTTCGACGAAACGATGCATCTACTCACGCCACCAGTTCTCAGCTGGTACTACAGGAAACGCTTTCTTTGTGGTCAACTGTCGCCTAGGGATCAGACCCATTACAGGCACGCAGTTTTTCCATACTTCCAACACCTTCGCAGGGTCCGGAATACA